TTATCCAATAAGAACTTTCTGAAAGGGGGCCAGATGAAAGTTCTCACTACGAGGGAGGTGGCCGATCGACTAGGAGTCACGAGGCGCGCCATTGTATATTGGATCCGGGCTGGAGAGTTTCCTGGCGCATACAAATTGCGGCCAAATAAGCAATCCAGTCCATACAGGATCCCTGAGAATGACGTGTTGAGGTTCGAGGAAAAACAGCAGCAAAGTCGATCAACAGAATCCACCTAAAGCAAATGGAACAGGGCCGCCTCCCTTGCCAGGTAACGGCCCCATTCACCGAGATCGTGCACCTTAAAAACTGAATAGGCGCACAAGGGACAAATGTCCCTAGCTGGGGGACGTGGACTCGAACCACGATTTACGGTTCCAGAGTCCGCGATTCTTATTGGCGGCCGCGCGGCCCGTATGACGCGCACCGAGACGAGTAGAGAGGAAGAACCGACCATGGGTAAGCCAAGCGATAAAAAGCGCTCAGCTCGACGGTTAGGTAAACGTGAACGAATACGGAGAAAGAAATCTAGGCGACTAATCGCCATAAACGTGTCCAGCGCCGGTATCGTTCGCGTCAAGGCCGGCCGAAAGAAGTGGCAGGAGTTGCGTAGGTCACAAAACCCAAACAACCCCTTTTCACTGGCCCATCTATCGGTGAACCGCATCTCGAAAGCCGGTACATAAATCCCAAACGACTGGACTATAAGGGAGATCGGGTGCAAGACCGATCCGCCAATCCCATCTGGTTTTAAAGGCCAAGGAGGCCTTAAAAAGACATCCCCCTCAGCTAGCCGGCAGGCTCTCCCGATCGTGACAACGCCGTTCAAGGGGGAACGTACAAGCAGACCAACATCTAGACGGCGGGAGGGCCTCCCGGCTCAGTAGAGACGTGATTCACGGACTACAGATCCGTTAATCCTCCAGATGGTTCACCAGCGACCACCGCTCCGAGGCCCGCTTCAATCGCTCGCGGTCCTGATGCGCGTAAAACAGCGCCGTCGTGCGGATATCCGTGTGACCGAGTTTCTGCCGGGCCAGCTCCAGATTCGTCTCATCGGTAAAATGCTGGCCCACCAGATGCCGCAATGCGTGAGGGTTAAACCGGCCCTTCACACCGGCCGCTCGAGCCAACCGCTTGAACACCTGGTAGATCCCACCCACGCCCAGCGGCTCGCCCGTCACCATGCTCACGAACACCCGATCGTGATCCACCTCCGGCCGCACGTCCAACCACGCCCGCAACGCCGCCGCCGTCCTCCTCCCAAAATCGACCACACGCACCCGCGTTTTACCGCTCACCCGGGCCTCCATCTTCTCCAGGTCGAGGCTGGCCAGCGTCAACGTCGCCACTTCGCCCCGGCGGGATCCGGTATCCGCCACGAAACACAACAACGCCAGATCCCCGCCAGATCCCGCGGCTGCCCGGCCTCGGCCCGTCGCTCCGCTTCCGCCAGTAGCAACTCCAGGTCCCCCGCCGCCATCGCCTTCGAAACCGCCGAGTGTCCCACCTGCGGCCGCTTCAAATGCCGCGCCGGCGAGCTCTCCAGGAGGCCGCGCTCGACGCACCAGGCGCAAAACGACTTCACCGCCTGGATCCGGCCCGAGATCGTCACCTCCGACAACCCGCCCCGCTGCGACGGCCGCCGCCCGTGATCGGCGTACCGCTCCGACTGGCGGCGCAGCGACACCACCCAGGCGTCCATCACCTCGGCGGTGATCCGGCCCAGCTCGTCGATCCCTTGTGCGCTCAAAAACCGGGAAAACCCTGCCAGGCGCTGCCGGTATGATCCAATCGTGCGCGGACGCCGGCCGTTCGCCTCCAGGGAAAGATAGAATTTCATCAAAGCCTCAGATAGCAGCATATACCCTCCGATCATCCGGGCTGCTGCTACTGGTGGCCCATCCGGAGGTGAGGGGCCGGATTGCAGCCCAAAGCCCCTCACCTATCGTCATCATTGTACCATAAAAAAGAAACGGGGGCACGCGTCGCCAGTCAGACCAGAAAGGGGATGACCTGTCTCGCGCAACATGAGTCCCATAGCATATTGAGTTAGCCCGCCAGCCGGATTATTGGGCGTGCCCCCGCCGGCTGGCCCAAAAAAGGAGCAGAGCAATGGCACAAGACCATCGAAAGATCGCCAAGGTCCTCGCCAAACACTATTTCAAGCTCGCCATCACCGGCAGCGGCGGGGCCTGGGACATCGACCACAGCGCGGAAATCGACCAAATGATCGACGCCATCATCGACGCCAGCGTACAAGCCATCAAACAGACATCGGAGGCCGAAAGGAATGAACGCCTTGCTGAAGCCTGTCCTCCATAATGCCAAATACGCCCTCTACAGCGCCGCGCTCGATTTCAGGCGTCGCGAGCGCCGCGATCCCGAATGGGTCGCCCTGGGCCCTGACGTCGAGCTGCCCAAAGGGTCCACTGGGCCCCTGGGCCTGCTCCGCGTCCAGGTCCCCGACGTGCGACCTGAGCATCTGATGGTTGGCATTGGAGAGATAATAGATGACTGATTATCACGAATTTCTAACACGAAAACAAGATCACGGCACATCGTCAGGCATCAAGATAGATCCCTCCGATCTTCATCCTGCCCTATTCGACTTTCAGCGGCATCTAACTCATTGGGCATTACAGAAAGGCCGAGCAGCCCTCTTTGAGGATTGCGGAATGGGTAAGACACTTCAACAACTTGTATGGTCTGATCAAGTTGTGCGTCATACCAACAAACCGATATTGATCCTGACTCCCCTGGCCGTCAGCGGTCAGACGATGCGCGAGGCGCACAAATTCGACATAGATGCGCGGGTAGTAGCTCAGAGTGAAAAATGGAATGGTGTTCAAATCACCAACTACGAAAAGCTACATCACTTCGATCCCCGCTACTATGGCGGTATTGTCTGTGACGAGAGTTCCATTCTGAAAAATTTCGATGGAACGCGCCGCCAGCAGATCACCGAGTTTATGCGCCAGGTGCCATACCGCTTACTTTGTACCGCCACCGCCGCCCCCAATGATTGGGTAGAGCTCGGCACGTCCAGCGAGGCCCTGGGCTATCTCGGCCATACCGATATGCTCACCCGCTTTTTTACTAACAAAGGCTCATCATTCTTTAGGCGCGACACACTGCAAGGCAAACAATGGAGACTCAGAGGCCATGCCCGCGAGCCGTTCTGGCGCTGGGTAGCATCCTGGGCCCGGGCACTCCGCAAGCCGTCTGATTTTGGCTTTGACGATGATGGCTTTATCCTGCCAGAATTAAAAGAGCGGCATACTATCGTCCAGGCTGCCACGCCGACACCCGGCGCATTATTTGACCTACCCGCCGTTACGTGGCGTGAGGAGCGCGAGGCGATACGCCGCACGATTGAGGAGCGCTGTGAAAAAGCCGCAGAGACAGTCGGCAGGAATGGTAACCTATCTATGGTCTGGTGTCACCTCAATGATGAGAGTGCTCTGCTGCATCAATTGATCCCAGGGTCAATAGAGATCAAAGGCATCGACCCGGATGAGCGAAAAGAAGAGGCCGCCGACTGGTTTGTAAACGGCAGCGACGAAAAGCGCGTACTGATTTCCAAACCGACTATCTTTGGATTCGGCCTCAACTTCCAGCATTGCAACCATATGACCTACTTCCCCACCCATTCATACGAGCAATATTACCAGGCCACCCGTCGTCTTTGGCGCTTTGGTCAGACAAAACCCGTCAAGGTCGATCTGATCTATACCGACAGCGGCAAGCGCATTATGCAGAATCTGGAGCGCAAATCCGAGGCCGCTGACCAGATGTTCGACGAGCTCGTCCAGTTTATGAATCAGGCAATGCACATCGAAAGAGATTCATATCAACGAAAGGAGATCACAGTACCACAATGGATACGAAACGGCAGGTAATCACGGACGATTATGCGATCTATCTTGACGATTGTCTGGAGGTGATGCCGACGCTGCCCGATGGGTCGGTTCATTTCTCTATCTATAGCCCACCATTCGCGGGTCTGTACCACTACAGCAGCAGCCCCCGCGACCTGAGCAATAGCCGCAGCTACCCGGAATTTCTGGAGCATTACAATTACGTCATCGCCGAGATCGCGCGACTGACGATGCCAGGCCGCATCACGGCCGTACATTGTATGGATATCCCCCAGAGCAACACCGGTCGCGGCGACGCCCTGATGGATTTCCCTGGTGACATCATTGCGCTACATTGCCAGTGCAAAGATCCAAATTGCGCCGCTCCCCACCTCGAACGATATAAGGGGCTATGTGGGCATGGTGAATGGGAATACAACGCCCGCTACCACGTCTGGAAAGAGCCCCTCGCCGTCCGTAATCGCACGATGGCAAAAAAGCTCAATCATTCCACCATCGTCGAGGATAGCTCCAAGTGCGGCGTGGCCAGCGCGGATTACCTGCTCTGCTTCCGACGCAAAGGGGAAAATCCCGAGCCTATCGAGCACCCGAATGGATTGCTAGAATACGCCGGCGAGCGCACGCCCCCTCCCGAACTGCTCAAATACAAGGGATGGACGGGCAATCAGATCGAGAATCAATACTCACATTGGATCTGGAGGCAATACGCCAGCGCGTTCTGGGATGATGTTCGGATCGATCGCGTATTACCCTTTCAGGAATCGCGCGAGGATGAGGATGAGAAACACGTGCATCCTCTCCAATTAGATACAATCGAGCGCGCCTTAGTGCTCTGGTCGAATCCCGGCGATACGGTATTAACCCCGTTTATGGGAGTCGGATCCGAGGTGTATGCCGCTGTACGTCTTGGGCGCAGAGGCGTCGGCGTCGAGCTGAAAGAAACGTATTTTAGGCAAGCGTGCAAAAATCTTGAGGCCGTAGACAAAGCAACGGTTACGACGCCCACGTTGTTCGATTGGGCAATGATGAAAAACGAGAGAACCGAGCCCCAGGCTACCACCTAAGCTCGGTCCTCCTCCCTGGTGGACGCCCGGTCGGCGTGGCCCTTTCCCACACCCGCCCCGCCGGCCCGGGCCACCACTAACAGTATAGCACAAAAGTTCACTAAACGTCAATAGGGTGTGGAAGAAATGAAAAAACGATGCACGTACAAAAACGAGCCGCCTTCGCCACCCTGCGCGATCTCCAGGGCCGATCCGCCAGCCCCATCGTGGTCCTCTTGGCGATGTACATTAACAAAGCGCCGGTGAACAAGCGCTACCTGGCCACCATCCTGGGCAGCTCACCTAACACTATTTCACGCATCGTCGACCGCCTCGAGATGGACGGCTACATCCAGCGCGACGGCTACCGCCGCTGGATCCTGCCCAACGGTCAATTACCGCTGCCCGGCTTCGAACTGTCATCCACCCCTCGCATCTCCGCTTCAACACCTCGTATCCCACCCAAAACACCCTCCAGTATCCCTTCTGATCACCCTGATGACGTTCACGCCGATCGCAGCGAAATTCGCGCCGACGACGCTCCCATTCGCGTTTTAGACGCTCCCGTTCACGTCGAGGCCGATTTAGACCCTGAAACCTCAACCGTTGACGTTTCGCCCTTACTTACTACTACTACAGATACATCTGTACAAGATAAACCTGTAGTAGTAAGTAGTAGTAAGAGCCGCGAAACATCAAATTGTGATGTTTCAGCCGAACTCGCCGCCGCCTTCACCGATTGCGGCATCGGCCGCGGCGCCTGGGATCGCCTCGCCGCCCTCGAATGGGTCACGCCGGCGTACGTCCGCGCGCTCTGGGCCCGCCTGCAGGCCGATCCCAACCCACGCCGGCGCACCGTCGCCCTGCTCATCCACTGTATGCGCAGCGGTGACCCCGCGCCCGAGCTGTGCGATCGCTGCGGAGGCCTCGATGGCCAGCACGCCAGCGATTGCCGCCAGCGCTACAGTGGCGGCAAACACGCGCACCTGTTCGAGCGGTGACGATGGCCAAGCTCAACCGCGCTCGCCTGCGCCTGATTTACGAGGCCGTCCGCGACCATCCCGGCAGCAAGGTCGGCGACATCGCCCGGCTCACCGGCCTCGAATATGGCCAGGTGCAGTGCTCGATGATCGCAATGAACAATAACGGATTTTTAATCACCGAGGATAACGACGGCCGCCTGTACGCCTTCGACCTCGATTGGAGAACAAGGGAGGGGAAAAATGATCACCAAACTGCTATTTGAAACCCGCGTCGGCGATCGCATCCTGGCGCTCATCGAGCGCATCACCGGCCGCGCCATAGACGTCATCGATGGCCGCCTGCAGCTCGTCTCGCTCGAGGAGCTGCGATGACCCACAAACCCAAACCACAGCCCACCCTATGGCTCCTGGTCGCCATCGCCGCCGCCGGCCTCATCGCCCAGCTCATCGCCGCCCAGCACGCCTTTGACTTGCTCGGCCGCGGCCTCATCTATAGCGCCAGCGCCGCCATCCTCATCGAGGCCGCCACCGTCGGCGAGGCCATCGTCGCCCTGCGCTACGGTGACCGCCTCGCCGCGGTGCTCTTGCTGATCACCCTGGCCGTCAGTGGCATATACAACTATGCCCAGGCCCACAGCGCCGCGCCCGATCTCGACGGCCTCGTCAAGGGCGCCCTCGCCATCGGCCCCCTGCTGGCCCTGCTCTCCGTCGGCCTGCTCCTCGGCGCCGAGCTGCGCGAATACGAGACCCGTCTCGCCGCCTGGCGCCAGATCCAGGAGGCCCATCAGGCCGAGCAGATCGCCGCCGATCGCCGCCACCAGGCCGAGGATCTCGCCTTCCAGCGCGAACAACAGCGCCTCCAGCTCGAGCATAAACTCCACGAGGAGGCCCTGGCCACCCGCCGCGCCGAGCGCCACGAGCGCAAGCGGACACCGTCCGGACAGCCGGACCATGACCGGACACCGTCCGGACAGACCGGGACAATGTCGGACAAATGGGCGGACCTGTCCGCGTGGCGCGCGGACCCCGACCCGACACTGTCCGCCGCCGAGCTGGCCCGCCTGACCGGCCAGACCACCCGCAACGCCCGCCGCTGGCTCGCCGCGGTGAGTGGCAATGGACATCACGAGGAAACATAAACCCCGGGCGATCCGCGCCCGGGGCTGGCGGGGGGAGCAGAGCAGCAGCCCCGCCGCCACCAGTATAATCGAAACAGGAGCAGAGAACAAATGACAACCAACAAACGAGTACTAGAATTTCAAGCCGATCGCATCGAGGCGGTGTTGGCCCGCCACAAAATAGGCGCCTGCGTTACCGGTGGCAACGTCTCGCCCCGCTGGATCCAGTTCCAGATCATGCCTACGCTTGGCACCAAAGTCAACCGCATCACCAGCCTGGCCGACGAGCTGGCGATGGCGCTGCGCGCTAATTCCTGTCGCGTCGCCCGCCAATCGAGCGATGGCCTGGTCACGGTCGAGATCCCCCGCGCTGATCCCCAGGTGATCCACCTGCTCAAACTGCAGCGGCGCCTGCAGGAACAAAAACAGCTCCCCGCCGTTGCCGCCGTCCTGGGCCTGGCCGACGATGGCGCGCCGCTTCTCGTGCGGCTGCCCTCGCCCCAGGTCGCCCACCTGCTCATTGCCGGCACCACCGGCAGCGGCAAAAGCGCCCTCGCGCAGACCATCATCGCCTCCCTGGCGCTCACCCACAGCCCGGATCAGCTCCAATTCGTTCTCATCGATCCCAAGCGCAGCGGGTTCGGCCCGCTGGCCGGGCTGCCCCACCTGATGCAACCCGTCATCACCGACCCCGGCGAGGCCGCCGCTGTCCTGGGCCAGCTCGCCAAACTAATGGAACAGCGCGACAAAGGCGCCGAGCCTCGCATCGTCATCGCCATCGATGAGCTCGTCGATCTGCTCATCACCCAACCCGGCGCCGAAACGCCCCTGATGCGCCTGGCACAACGCGGCCGCGAGCCAGGTCTGCACCTGGTCGCCTGCACCCAGAAACCCGCCGCCGCCGTGATCGGCTCGCTCACCAAGGCAAATTTCCCCGTCCGCCTGGTGGGTCACGTCACCTCTCCGGAGGATGCCAAGGTCGCCACCGGCTACGGGGGCACCGGTGCCGAGCACCTGCAAGGGCCGGGCGACTTTATCGCCGTCAATGGAGGCCAGATAACCCGCTTCCAGGCGGCCTATACCCCGACCACCGACCTGGCGCGCATCGTGCGCGATCTCACCCAGCAGCATCACACGCCCGTGGTCATCGACCTGCCCTTGCTGGACGCGCCCACCACCGACGATGACCAACTCGCCGCGTATGTCGCCCGCGCCCGCACAATCTGGCCCACGCTCCAGGAAAACGGCGGCCTGCGCTGGGGTGCCAAGGCCGACCTGGCCGAGGCTATTTTTGGCGAGCGCGATACCGCCGGCCACCGCGGCAAATGGGTCGACCGCGTCATCGCCGATCTGGAGGCGGATCCCGAGCCCATTGAGGGGCAGTCTGAGCCCGTCGAGGGTCAAAAAAAAACTACTACTACCGCCCGCAGACTCCTCCTTCGCAACAAACGCGGCGGACCGGCTCTCGAAACGGTAGTAGTAGTATTTAAGGGGGGAAAATGAGCGTACAAAAGCGGATCTTACTCATCGCACTCGGGTTCGCGGCCGGCTTTGGCGCCGTCCTGGCCACCCGTCTCGACGCCTCCGCCATCGCCGCCGTATTGGGGGCCGTGTGCGCGCTGGCCTTCGGCGTGCCCATCACGGTGCTCGGCACCGCCATGCTATTCCGCTACCGCCAGCAGGCCCAGCAGCCCCAACCGCGCTCAATGCCACAATTCCAATCGCCCGTCGTCATCGTGCCCCCGGCCCAGATGTCACAGCTCGGCTACACGCCGCCCTGGTACAACCCGGCCGAGCTAGAAACGCGGCCCACCGGTCCCCGCCGTTTCTCTGTCATCGGCGAGGTCGACGAGGATTGGAGCAACGATTGACGTTTGCGCGCAAACATAAGATATACAGGAGATCGAAATGATCATCATCCCGCTCCATCACATACACCCCAACCCCTGGCAAACCCGCCAGCGGGTGGACAAGACCCAGGTCGCCGAGCTCGCCGCCGACATCGTCAGCCGTAAAGCGGCCCGCCCCGAAACCCGCGGCCTGCTCCAGCTCCCCGCCGGCCGTCCCATCGACGCGGCCGGAAACCCGCTTAATGCCTGGATGCCCGGCGCCCACGTGCAGCTCGTCTATGGCCACAACCGCCTCGCCGCTTTCCACCTGCTCTCCGAGAATGACGAGGATTATCTCTACCTGCCTGTCGAGATCGTCCAATTCGATGATCAGGAAATGGCCACCGCCGCCTGGGCCGAAAACGCCCAGCGCAGCGATCTCACTCCCATCGAGGAGGCCGAGGCCATCCAGCGGATGATCGAGGCCTTCGGCTGGACCCAGGCCCAGGCCGGCGACCATCTCGGCCTCTCCCGCCCTACCGTCTCCAACAAACTCCGCCTCCTCAAACTCGACGACGCGGGCCGCCAGGCCGTCCTGGAGGGCCAGATCACCGAGCGCCAGGCTATGGCTATCCTGCCTGTGTTCGATCTCCCTGCGCCGGCATTCGAGCGCGCCAAAAATAAAGACGGCTGGTTAAAAACCGACGACCTGGTCCAATGGGCCTTGGAGGGCCAATCCTCCGATTATCTCCGCGGCCGTGCCGACGTCCTCGTTCGCTACTCTACCAAACATCTCGACCGCGACAACAAGCACGACGACCCCCCCTTCCCCCTCGATCACCTGTTCGAGGAGCTCCCCCTCGTCAACGAAGTCGCATCTGGCGGGATCCAGTCCCCCCGCTGCGACAACTGCCCCATCCGCGTCAAATACGGCCAATTCTACCGCTGCCCCGACTTTGACTGTTACGACGCCAAGGCCGCCACCTGGATCGCCGCCCGCCTCGCCGAGGCCTCCGCCATCCTGGGGATCTCCGTGGCTGATGACGACGAATCGACAGCCTGGGAAGTAGAAAAAGGCTTTGGAGATGAGGACCTCGATCTCGTCTCAGAGATCGTCATCGAGGACGGCTGTAAGCGCGGCTGCCTCCGCCTCCGTTTCAACCGCAGCGATTACGCCTACCATCCCGCCGGCTTCGACGACATCGCCGTCGTCTGTCATCACGGTAAAGATGCCAACCGCTGCCATTGCCTCGCCGCCAAAAAGGGCCAGCAGACCCGCGAGGAAACTTTTAGAGAATCGAGGGATCGACTCGCGAAGGAGATCGAGAAAAAGATCAAGAATCCTGTCGCCGGTTTGTTGTCCACGTCTTTGGCCAGCAATCACCGCGGCGCGTGGATCGTCCTGCTCCGTGCGATGGCGATCGGATACAAGAAAGACGATATTAAAGAGTGGACGCTCCAACAGATTCAAGACAAGATCGCCCACAGGATGATCTGGAATCTGATGGGCTATTACAGCACATTCGAGGCTGCCCAAACCGACGTCAGCAAGATCCTCGCCGATGCCGGCCTCCCCGCTCCCTGGCAGTGCGACACTGCCGCCGACATCCTCCAGACCAAACTCGAACGAATCGCCGGCTGGTTCGCCACCGAGGAGCTCCCCACTTCCGAGGCCGTCCAGGGCAACATCGACAACCTGGAGAAACTCGCCGATCAACTGGAGGACCTGGACGGCGACCACGCCGGCCTCGCCGAGGCCATCGCCGCCCTGCGAAATGAGCTGGAGGAGCTCCGAACGGAGCTCCAGATCGACCTATTCGAAGGCCACCTGGAGGACTAATAGAACAACCGTACTAATCCAACGGTTGCGCGCAAACACCCAATCCAAAATCCGCAATCCCAAATCCAAAATCAAGAGGCCTCCGTCAGCGCCTCGTACCACCATCCATCCCCCACGCTCACGCACAGCCACACATTCGCCCCCCCGCCGGCGTCGTTGATCACCCCGATCGCCCCCGTCCCTCCCTCGCTCGCCGCCCCCAGCGCCCCCTCGATCTGCTCCAGCGTCGGCGGATTGCTCACGTCATTCTCCGAGTACCGCGCGAACGCCTGCAGCTCCACCGCCTGCAAGGTGGCTACCGCCGCCTCCAACCGCTCCAAATGCCTGAGAACCTGATTCAAAACCTGCGACATCCTCTATTCCCTCGCTGACTCGCTCATTCGTTCTATCCGCGTTCATCTGCGGTTCCAAAATCCAAAATCAAAAATCCAAAATCAGACCGTTTCCGTAGTAACGTCGATCCGCTCCCCCCCATCCGCCTGCAGCGCCACCGCCACCCGCGAAATCTTCTGCGTCAGCGTCAACTCATCATACCGCGCCGTCACCAGGTCCCCCATCACCCCATCGATACAGTAATGCTTTCCATACAAACTCGCCGGCGTCTGCAGCACGTCGAACGACAACTCCTCCCGTGCCCGGAACGTGTCCAGCTTCTCGTTTGCCGCCGAAACCAGCGCCGCCGCCGACTCCCGGTTGTTCGCGTCCACGAACAACTCCACATCGTTCGTCGCCGCGTAATCCTCCCCCGTCACCACCTGCGTCATCCGCGTGTCCTCCCGGCCTCGCCCCGCCGCCAGCACCACCGTCGCCTCCTGGATCCGGTTGTACCGGTACCGCGGATTTGCCATATTCCCCCACGCCAGGCTAAACGTCAGCGTCTCCGTCAGATCCGTCCCCCGCTGCCCGCTGTAAAAGTCGAACTCCCAGTTCGCCGCCGTCTGCTCCTCCAGGTCGAAATCCCCCCCCGCCACCCGCGCCAGCTCTTGCAGTTCGTCCAGCACGTTCTTCCACGAGCAGCCCCACGAAATGGTATTTCCTCCCGACGCCGTCGCCGCCACCGTGATCCCCGTGATCGCCCCCGCCCGGATCCGTCCGTTTCCCGTCGTCGCGTTCGCCCCACAGTTGTAATCGACCAGGTACTTCATCACCGTCTCGGCCGGCTGGCTCGTGAACTTGCTCCGGTTCGTCGTGTTCGCATACCACAACACGTGCCGTGTCCCCAGCAGCCATAACACCCCTGGCGCCGCGCCCTCGAAATACGCCGCATCCGTCTGGTACCGCTGCTGGTCCAGAAATAGGCCCTGGAAATCCCGGTACCAATCGATCTCGGCATTCACCACCCGCCGCCATACCTCCACGATGTACCGGTGCCCCAGCTCGTCGATCGCGTGGTGATCCCCCGCCAGCACGAACCGGCACAACCCCGCCGCGTTCACCTGCTTCACGTACGACAGCCCCAGGAAATCCGTCACCTCCGCTACCAGATTCCCATCCGTGTCCAGGAACCGCAGCTTGTACTGAGCCTCCAGTACCTGCGTCCCCGTGCCCGGCGGCAAGGGGGGCGGCGCCGGTGGGGTGGGCGGTTCCTCCTCCTCCTCGGCCACGATCCCATTAGCCACGATGTACTCGATCTCGCCCTGCACCAGCGCGCGATCGAACACCGCCAGCTCGTCTATCAAGCCATCGTAATAGTATTCGTCATTCGTACCCCGGCCCACCTCGAAAGCCGCGTCGCTATTATTTAGCAAACTCGTGAACGACGTGACCGGCGTGCAATCCAGCTCACCATCGCGGTACAGGCGCAATTCGTTCCCGTCGTACACCGCCGCCAGGTGTACCCACGAGCCCGCCGTCGTGGCCGTGCTTGCTTGCAGGTGCGTCGCCGCCGCTCCATCCGCCGACACCGAGACGCGATGATAATAACTTCCGGTATCCAGGAGCAACGACACCTGATAAGCGCGATCGCCGCCATCGATGTCGAACTTTGATACCAGCGCGTGCCGGCCCACATCCGTCAAGGATTCCGGCTTGACCCACATCAAGATCGTGAATTGATCGCTCAGATCCAGCCCCGTCTGGCTGGCGTCGGCGATACTCAGATATTGGCTGCTCGTGTCCTCGAAATCCGCCGAGTTATCCCCCTCCTGCGCATCCGACGAATACCCCACCGAGTTATTGTCCGTCAGGTCGTTCGAATCGTTCGGCGAATCGTCGTACCGCGTCCCGCTCTCCTCCTCCATCCGCCACAACCCGCGCAGGTTCACGTCGTCATCGTACACCGGCGGATTCTGGATCCCGTTCGTGTAAATGTCCAGGATCTGCGCCGCCGTCAGCGCCCGCCGGAACACTGCCACCTCATCCATCAGCCCGTCGTACGGCCATACGTCCTCTGGATGCCGCCCCAGGCGGAACGCCGAGCTCGAGTTATAAACCGACGACGAGAACGCCGTCGGCGAGCAATCCGATACTCCGTTCCGGTAAATCGTCAACTCCGTCCCGTCGTACACCGCCGCCAGGTGCACCCAGCTCCCCGCGCTCACGGCCGTATCCGCCTGCACTGCCGAATAACTCGATCCATCACTCGACACGTTCAACCGCGGATATAGGCTCCCTCCGGAGAGTACCAGCCACAACATATAGGCCCGCAGGTTCCCGCTCGTGACGTACTTTCCCGCCAGGAACGCGTTCGCCGCTACGCTCTCCGGTTTGATCCACATACAGATCGTGAACGCCGTGCTTAGATCCAATCCCTCCTGGTTCCCGTCCGTGATCTCCAGGTATTCGTTAGTGCCCGACTCGAAATCCGCGCTATACGTTCCCTGCTGTGCGTCCGCGCTCTGGGTCACCGTGTTATTATCCGTCAGATGATTCAGGTACAACGTCTGATCGTACCGCGTTCCCGAGGCCTCCTCCATCATCCACAGCCCACGCAACGCGCTATCGTCCTTGTAAACCGCGATCGTCTCCGCGGGTGGCGTCGTCTCCTGGATCTCTACCAGCCCCAGCGGGATAATCCACGGATCCGTCATCAAATCCGCCGCCCCGTCGTTATCGACGATGGCTGCCGTATTCTCGGTCCAGGTGGCCCAATATTGGATCATAACTACATCGTCGTACGTGTCACGCACCGCGTCGATGCTATTCATACAATCGTACGTGCCCGACATCGGGTCGTACTCGGGCCCATGCTCCGGGATGATGATCGGGACGCCACAGCTCTGCAGCTCAGAATATCCCGTCGATCCGATGTCAAAATTGTCGTCGTACACCGTGCAGCCCACCAGATCGGCGTAATCAGCTCCGGGAAACGCCGCCGCTAGATTCCGGCCGATGTCGCGGTGACACGTTGTATATGCAAAGATCAAATGATCGTCCAGGCCGTGAGTATTGCCCAGGTAATCGTGCACGTCCTGAAATGCTGCCTTGAACGAATCCGTATACCTGCTCTGATCGAGGGTCCATTCGTTCCCGGCATCCGGCACCGGGCCCCACCAGTACCAGCCCCCCAGGACCTCGCGGAAGATCCTGAAGATGATGACCACGCCCGCGTCGGCGAAAACCTGGAGCTCGGTTGCATACTGGTCCAGGAGATCGTGCCAATCGGCATACACAGACTCTCCCGAATCGACGAGCTCCTCCAGTCCCCACAGTGGACGATTGGTATCGTTCGTGCCCCCGCCGGTCCAGGGATTGGCAAAACTCGCCGTCACCATGACCAATCCCCCGGCCTCCCAATGATCTATGGCCAGGTTAGTCATCAGCGTAATATCGGCCGCCGTGAACGACGGGCTTGTGCGCCGCCACTGGAACCCGATGACGGCCGGCTGATACCCGGTCAGTGTCTCCAATCCCAAAAAGTACTCGTCGTAACAGGATTGGATCTCCAACCGTCGCGCGCAGTTCTGCTGACCGATCAATACCCGGCGGTTGCTCTTGCTGGTCAGGCTATCGAAATATGCGAGGATCTGTTCTTTCGTCGCTGCCATCAGCTATCCGCCGTGTACTCTACCAACCACCCGACGAAATAGACCACCGCGCTCACCGTATCACTGGCGTGTGTGGCGTTTCTTATACAGTATACATTCACCACGTCATCCACTGCTGCGCTGGCCAGCGATTCATTATTGATCGCATCCCATTCGTCGCCCACGATCGCCGTCGCGCTGTACCCGCTCCCGGCCGTATGCGTGTCGATCGCCTCATCCAACGCGCCATAGGTCGCGACATTCGTCGCGTAAATATTCCCCGACGCAACCGCCGCCGACACAATCGCCTTGATCGTCATCCCCGAGGCGAAATCCTTCGGGACCACGAAATGTCCGCGACACTCACAGCTTTTATTATCCGCCAACTGGAATCCGCGACTGGCATACGTCAATGAGATCGCATCTGTATTGTTATACCCAGCCGTCGCCGGCACGAACAGCGTCCGCGTGCGGTTGTCGATCTTGGCCGCCGTCACCGCCTCGTCAGCGATGTTAGCCGTCTCGACCTCGATATTAGGGTGCACCCACACCCGCGCATCCGTCACCGTGATCACCCCGCCCGTCGTGATCGAGGCCTGCGCCAGCGGGATCTGCCATTCCGAGCCGTCCGATTGCGTCAGGCTCGGCGCCCCCGCCCCCTCCGTGCCCGCAACCCTGGTGATCCGTACGGTCTGCGCCGTCCAGTCCGCCTCCAGTGTGATGTAATCGATCCGCGTCGCCGCGCTGGGCGTCGGGATCGCCACGTCCACGCTGGCCGTATTCCAATACGGGAACCCGTACACGATCGCCGCCCCCGTGTTCACCGCTACCGGCGTGCTGGTCCCCGTCACCTCCAGCTCGTTCAAATAGTTCTTATGTACCCCCTCGTCGGTATTGTCCGCCAGCCACATCTGGCGCATCCACCGGATCAGCTCCGCCTGGGTGTACTCGGTCGCCCCGTCCCCCGTCGCCCCCGTCGTCCAGAAAATACTTTTTTCAGCCATCCATCACCTCGCCATCCGCGTTAATCCGCGGTTCCAAAATCCAAAATCGCAAATCCTAAATCCCAATGTACCGATTATAATACCTGAGATACACCGTCGTCGCCGCCGTCGCTGCGCTCCCCGTCACCTGGATATCATTCGGCTTATTCGCCGCGCTCCCCATCGGCGCCTCCAGGTGGAACGTTGCCAGGTCGCTGTCGCTCGTCAGGTCCGCGATCGTGTTCGCCTCATCCGAGTCCACCACCGTCTTGAACCCCCATCGACAATCGATATCGTAATAATCCCCCGCGTCGATCGTCGTCCCGCTGAAATCGATCTTTTCGTCCGTCGTGAGATTCTGTACCTTCGGGCTCGTGATCGGCCCCACGATCCGGATGAACGGGAATGTCCGCCAGCTCCCCGTGTAGTAAATCGTCTGAGTTACGTCAAGCGTGCTCGCACCCACAGATAGCGGCACCTCCATCGGCACCTCGAAAGCGCCCCCGCCGGCCCCCAGCGCGAAAATCTCTACATCCGCATCCGGGTCGTAAAACGTCGGATCCGGCGCCACCATCGTCACCGCCAGCACCTGGTTAAACCCCTTCAGCCCGTCCGTCCCCATCCCCAGGTCCGCGCTATAATGCGCGTCGATCTGGCGCACGCTCCCATCGTCGAACGTCCACCGCAACTGTAGCGCGTCGTCCAGCGGCCGGAACAAACGCAGGATCCCATCCCGCTCCTCGTACACGTCCGCCAGGTCCGTCGCCTCGATGATGAAAAACAGCCGGAACACCCGCGGGTCCAGCCGGAACCCCAGGTCCGTCGCCCCATGCTGCGCCGGGCCTCGCTCCGTCAGCCGGTGCAGCGGCGCCATCCCCAGCCCGTCGTGACCCGTGTACCGGTACAACGAGGCCAGATCGTAACTCACGTCACTAACAATCAGCGTCGGCGTCGCCATCCCTAGTTATCCTGTAAATCCTGTTAATCCTGTCAAGACCTGGTTTTCTCCGCGCTCCCTGCGCTCTCCGCGGTAAATCATCCGTACAACTGCGCCAGCATCCGCATATCGTCCACCAGGCTCGCCTCGCTCTGCACGTTGCGATAATGCGCGTCCACCGTCACGTTAACCTGGCGCCCGATACTCGTCCCCCCACCGCCCGCGCCCACGCCCGCCATCGTTCCCATCGTCGCCCAGTCCATCCGCATCTCCCGCAGCGCGTCACTCACCCCGCGGATCCCGATCTCCAGCGGCGTCGCGCTCCCTGGGATCAACCAGTCCGGGATGTGAATGCTCGGTAGCTTGATCTCCGGCACCTTGATCGAGCCCAGCGCGTCGGTGACTTTTCTGGCATACTCGATGATCTTCTCCAGCACATCCACCACCATCTGGATCGCGCCCCTGATCTTCTCCCAGATCGGCTTGCCTGTTTGATTCCACCACCGCACCACCGTCGCGAATGCGTCCGGGATCTTGTCAGAAAGCCAGCCCACGAACCGCTCGATGATGGGGATTACCGGGTCCTGGATGAACCCCCACAGCGCCGACAGTGCCGGCTTTAGCGCGTTCTCCCACACCCCTTTTACCATCCGCATTGCCCGCGGCACGTTCGTGTTCAGCCAATTAAACAACTTTTCGATGATCGGGATCACCGGGTCCTTGATAAACTCCCACAATGCCGTCAGCGCCGGCTTCAGCACCGAGTTCCACACATCTTGCGCCGCCGTCATCGCCTCCGGGATCCGGTCCTCGACCCAGCTCACGAACTTCTCTAACCAGGGGATCACCGGATCCTGGATGAACTGCCATAGCGCCTCCAGCGCCGGCTTCAGCACCGAATTCCAGATATCCCGCGCCGTCTGCATCGCCTTCGGCACGTTCTCCTGCAGCCATCCCACCAGCTTCTCGATCCACGGGATTACCGGATTCTGGATGAACGCCGCCACGGCCTCCAATGCCGGCTTTAGCGTCCCACTCCAGAATCCCGCCACCGTGCTCATCGCCCCCGGCAGATTCTTTGACAACCACGACACCAGATCACCGATCGCCGGCACGACCTTATCCTGGATCCACGGCACCACCTCGCTCTTGAATACCTCGATCAATATCGGGAGGTACTGCTGCGCCAGGCTCAAAACCCCCTGCATCAGTTCGTTCCACACCGGCAACAAAGCGACCCCGATCGCGTCCTTTGTGTCCTGCAATTGCGCGCTCAGCGCCGCCTGCGCCTGCGCCGCCGTCCCCGCCACCTCCGGCATCGCCGCCGTGTTCTCCTGCAGCTTCTCCAGCACGACGTTCATCATCCCGGCTTGCGTCTGCGCCTTCGTCAGCTCCCCCGCCTCGACGCCGAACATCTCGCTCGCCCGGGCCGTCGCATCACTCAAGGCGACCTGGATCCCCAGATTGTCCAGGATCATCGGCGATAACCTTCCAACGCCGGTGATTAAGGAATCAATCATAAACCCCATATCTTGCCCGGTCGCCGCCGAGACCTTGCTCAAATATGACATCGCGTCCGGCAGATTCTGGGCGAAATCGATCCCCACGAGCTGGGCCGCCTTATTGAACCCCATCATCAGCTCGGTCTGGTTCACCATCCCCAGCGACCCCTCTTTCAAAGCCGCCAGCATATCCGCCGAGCCCCCCTCGATCGTGCTCGTCAGCCCTTCGAACGCGTCCGTTACCCCCTGCACCTTGCCCGCGTTACTGGCCAGCTTCACCAGCCCCACGCCCAGGCCCACCGCGCCCGCGGCCGCGCCGGCGAACCCCACCGCCGCCACCTTGCCCAGCGCGCCGAACCCGCCTTTCAGCTTCCCCACCACGCCCGACGCAAACCCGGCGGATTTCTCCATATCATTCCGGAAATCCGAGCTATCCGCCGTCAGCTTAACCACCAGGCTCGCTAAAGTCGCCACATCCCTATCCTGTAAATCCTGTTAATCCTGTCCAAAAAGATCCGCGTTCATCCGCGTGCATCTGCGGTTCTAAGATCCCTGCCCCCCATCGCCTTATTGATCTGCTCCACGATCGCCAATTGCTCCTCCCACGGCCGCGCCATGGGCATCAGGTTATCGAAATCCGGCATAAAATCCGCCGGCTGGAACGCCCGCCGCCGCTTCTTTGGATCCCGCGCCGTGTTCGCGATCGCCGCCGCCACGATTCCCATCTGCAGGTCCCCACGCCGCCCGCCGAACGGCTCCATCCGTTCCACGATCATCCATTCCGTCAGCTCCCGGCTGCTGATCCTGGCCAGCAACTCGTCGACCGTGCATCCCAGCGCCAGAGCTAGGCGGAAGTAAAACCGTCGCTCTGGCCGCCGGTTAAATTTTCCGCCAGCTCCTCGATGTCCTGATCACTCAGCCCGCTCAACCGCTGCGCCACGTCGAACACGCGATCCAGCGCCGCCGCACTTTTCAGCCCGAGCTGCCGCACGTCCTGATCGGTGAATAGCCGCTTCCCATCCTCATCGATGATCGTCAGCGCCGCCAGCTTCGCCCGCACGTTCCTGGTATCGACCTTCGATTGACGGCCATTCAGCGACACGATCGAGGCCTCGAACTGGTCCCGCTCCGCTCCCGTCAGGCCCCGCACCCGCACCGTGCCACCCCACTCCGGCACCTCCACGTCCTCGTATACCAGGTCCTCGGCCTGCAGGATCTGCTCCCTGCTCAATAATCCCATATCACCCTCCATCCGCGTTAATCCGCGTCCATCTGCGGTTACTGTTTTGGTTTTCTCCGCGCTCCCTGCGCTCTCCGCGGTAAAACTACGCCAGCGTCGGTTGCCCGCTACCCGACAACGTCACGCTCGCCGTCAGCTTTCCCGCCACCGGCGCCCCCGGCTCGAACCCCGTCACGAATGCCGCAAATGCCCACGTGGTTGTGCCCGTATCCGGAAACACGAGCTGGAAATTCCGCAACGTCCGCGCCACCATATCCGCGATCAACCCCGTGCTCGCGTCGTGCGTCGCCCCGGCCGGATCGTACTGGATGGCAAAGCCGACCTCTCCCACATCCAGGATCGTCGCGATCCGCTCCATCCACCCGGCCGTGCTATCGTGGCTGGTCCCGTCCTCGGTATTCAGCGTCAACCCCGGCCCGGTGATGTCCAGCACCTCCGCGATCGTCGTGAAACTCTCCGGACTTCCACCATCGCCCGCCTTTAACAACGTCCCATAACTAGCGATACCCATCCTACACCTCCATAATCTATAGGGGCAGTTTTACCACCCCAAACTTCACCGATGCGCTGCTCGCTTCAAAATACAACTTTCCGTCCGTCTGCTCCCATCCCTCCAGATCAAACGGGCCAAACACCGCGTACTCGCCCCCGGCCAGGCTGTACGTCGTGATGTCCCCCGTCCGGCCCGCCGCGTCTGCCACCGAACTGATCGTCACCGTGTACCCGGTCCCGCCCGTGTTGTGCGCGATGATGATCTCCGCGCCGGTGAACGTCACCTGTTCTTTATTGGCCGCGTCGGCCGCCGTCATCGTCAGGTCGGCCGCGTTGGCTGTGTAGGCGTTAGTTTTCGTCCCCAGCGCCGTCAGCGGCGTGTGGCTCTGTCTGGCCATCCTCTATCTCCCTCTCCACCTCGATCGGCTCCCCGCGCGCGTCCACGAACGGCAAACGTATCTTGGGTGGGGGCTTTGGGGCGTGATCGGCCTCGTAATGCCGCATCATTTCATCCACCCCCTCCAACGTGTCGAACCGACAAAATTTACATTGGAGCTGCGGTAACCCCTTCCACGAGCCCACTGTATACGGCCGTTCATCCCCGTCCCATCTGCGTTTATCCGTGTTCATCTGCGGTTCCATCTGCGGTCACTCCTGATACCAGATCAAATAATCCGCTCGCACCACCGGCTTCTCGAACACCGTCGACCAGATGTCGCTCTCATCGTCCAGGAAACACGCCCCCACCACCGTCGAGCCCCACGTCCCACTCTGCCCGTCCAGCGCTGCCCGCACCGCCTCGCTCACACCCTTCGCGCTCGAATAGCTGCTCCCGATGCACGTCACCTGCATCCGCGCGAACGCCAGCCCGCTCGGCCCGTCGTGCGCCGTCTCCCTGGGCCCCGAGATCCTTTGGTACGCAATCGCCGGCAGGCTCGCCTCTTGGGGCACCAGCAGCGGGTATACCCGCGTGCTCACCAGCGCCGTCACGCCCGCCACCGCCTGCAGCCGGCTGTACAGCCCCTCCTCGATCGTCATCCCAGCGCCCTTTTCTTGATCACCGCCCCTGCTTCCTCCGCCGCGTTCTTTTTCTGGCTATCGAACGCCGGCCGCAGGAATGGTCGCGCCGCCATCCCCGGATGTCCCACCGCCCACGTCACGATAGTACCCTGGTCCCCCTCGAACACCAGCGGATCCCCCGTGATGTTGTGCGGCCCCGCCCCCGTCTCCAGATAGCGCCAGTACCACACCTCGTCCGGCATCCCCACATCGACGGTCACCTGCCCGGGCCTCCGCTCCGCCGTCTCCGTCTTGATCAGCCGCCGCGGCGCCTTCGCATTCGCCATCTCCGCGATCATCTGGGCCCCGGCCGTCGCCGCCGCCTCCAGCACCTGCTCCACGTCCACCCCCAGCTTCTTCAGCTTGGCGATCAGCTCCGGCCCCCCCTCCACCTCCACCTTCACCCGCGGCATTTTTCCCTTTCCCTATCTGCGTTAATCCGCGTCCATCTGCGGTTAAAGCACCTCGCGACAGTACAAATTCAACTCGCGGTCCCGATTATCCACGTTGATCACCGCCAGGATATCGTAAATGTTATCCCCCTCCGTCGCCCGCATCTCCGGCACCACCCCGCTCCGATACCTTAGCACGATCTTGGTCGACACCTCCGCCCCGGCGAAACTGACATCCTCGAACTCCCGCCCCCGTACCGGCTCCACCGACCCCCACACCGTGGCCACGTCCGACCACGTCACCACCTCCTCGCCGAAAGTGTTCCTGGTGACCGCCTTTTCCTGTATCGTAACCCTATGCCTTAATCTGCCTGCTCTCAACGTTCCCCCTGCTCACAAGGGATCGCCAGATCCCGCCATCCGCGTTCATCCGCGGTTCCAAAATCCAAAATCACAAATCCAAAATCCTTAGTGTACTCTTGACAATATCAGTACAAATGTGCTACAATTAAAGCGGTTGGGGCGGGTCGAAGCGCCACGGTGCCGGCCACACCGTTGGACCAGAGCGGAAAGATCCCCGGGCTGGAAGGCGCCTCCCGCCACTTTTTTCCCCACCCCCATCCGCGTCCATCTGCGTTTATCCGCGGTTAAAATCGCAACACCCGATAAGGCCACAACAAATACTCCGACCCCTGCGGGATCCGCTGGATATTCCCCACGCCCAGCGTGTCCTCGCGATTCTCGTACCAGTGCCCGATCATCAGCAACATCGCCCTCCGGATCGCCTCGGGCACGTCCGAGGCCGCGCCGCCGTACCCCGCCACGAATCGCACCGTCACCCCGTTGGCCACCCGCAGTGTATCACCGGGCCAGGTCGCCGTCGACTTGAGCACCACCCGCCCGGGCTCGCTATTGATATCGACCACGTAATCGCTACTCGAGACCGTACCCGTCGTCGCGTCCTGTTTGGTGTACGTGATTGACGTGACCGAGCGCAGCGGGGGCAGCGGGATCTCCAGGCGGTCCGTACCCGGGAACGCGTCGAATATCCAGTCCCACGTCTGAGTGATCAGCGCCCGCCGCGTGATCGTCTCCGTCATCTGGCGCGCCGCCGTGATCAGCCCCAGGATCAGCTCGTCATCCGTCGTCACGTCCACCCGCAGGTGTGTTTTCGTCTCGATCAAACCCAGCGGCTCCACCGTCGCCGCCGTGTATATCGTCAGGCTCATCGCGAGCTCCTAACTACTACTAACCACCCGGGCCACCGGCGCCCAAAAGTGCATCTCGTCAGCCGCGATCACCGCGCCCGTCCCTTCAAAGCGATACCACCATTCCCCGGCCTCGTCGATCGTGACGTACATGTAATAGACGCCGGTCTCCTGCTTTGTGACCTGGCTCAAAGCATACGTATAGGTGGATACGTTCCCGCTGGGATCCCTTACCTTGACCGCCACTGCCGTCGGGTCGGCCGCCGTGCCGTTCGCGTCGGTGAACGCGCCCTGGATCTTGACCCGATCCCCTACGTCGTACGTATTAGCCACCGGGCTGATCCTCCGTGTCGATGCTATCGCTCACGTGCACCCCCAGCACGGGAGGCGCCGGCGCATTTTTCTTGCTCGCCTCGATCATCTGGCGAAAAGTCTCCTCGGGCAAACAGCAGAACTTGTACTTCTGCCCGCTCCCACACGGGCAAGGATCGTTGCGTCCGACTTTCTTTTTATCACTCACGGAAACTGCTCCCCATCTGGATTGATATGCTTGCAGAAAATGTTCGTGTCCACCAGGAATGGGAACTCCTGCTCCTGGTATTCCTTCCATCCCGCTTTCTCGAAAAACCCATCCTTCATTATGCGCGTGCACCAGTCCAGATCACTGGTGCCCGTGCTCGTGTTGAACTGCTGCGATTCCTGGTCGTACCACACGTCGCGCGGCGTATTGAACACCTTGCGGGTCAGATCCCGGCGCCCGTCCGGGTGCTGGATGATGTATTGCTCGCTCTCCTCCCACATCGCCCGCAGGATCCCGCAGTGGATCAGCAGGCAACCGGTAGGCACCCCATCGCACCACACCAGGTCCCCGAACTTCCAGTCCCCGTAGAACGACGTGCCCCGCCCACGATACACCAGCGGCTCGCTCGGGCGATTGCGCGTGTAGTACAGGCCGCTGATGATCGGGATCTTGCCTTCGCGCATATAATCGTTGTAGCGCTTGAACGCATCCGGAGGCAGGATCACGTCGTGCTCGATCAGCAGCAACCACTGGAAATCCCGTTGCAGCGCCTCGCGGACGATCAGGTTCTGGGCGTCCGCCACCTGGTAGCGTAGCGGGATGAACGAGTTGAGATACTGGTTCATCTGCACCATGCTCCAGTTCGGAGGCACGATCTGACCATACCGCCCCATCACCCATTCAATCCGCACCAGCCCCGTGGTAGGGGTGGCCACCAGCAAGCGGTTCACGTAGCCCGGATCTTTGCTATCCAGCACCACCGTGCGGTAAGCCGTCTCCGGAGGATCCGCCACCAGCGGCCCCTGATACCGCTCCCCGACCTGCCTCTCCAGCTCGGCCAGCTTGTCCTTGATCTCCTCGATGGCCACTGTCAACTCTAGCCCCATTTCACTTGCTCCGGACGGGCCAGCTTTGCGAACTCCCGATCGAACGATTCACGCTCCACTCCCAGGTCCTTTATCTTGCGATAGCAATAGTCCGCGTTTTTCACGAACAGCGGGAACACCATCACCTTGCACGGCAGCGAGTACAGTAGGCACGCCTCCAGCGCCCGCCCGAACGCCATCGCCAGGATCTGCGCCTGGTCCTGGACGCGATCCTCGCCGTATAGCTCCGGCGCTACCATCCAGTCCAGCTTGACGTCCAGCCGCGAGCGTGCGCTCACGTCCAGGTCCCGGAACGGGATCAGCACGTGATCCACCTCGATCAGCTCCTCCATCAGCAGCCGTTTCAGCGTCAAGCCCCACTCCGGCGATTTCAACACCCGCGGCGCCGCGCCGATGATCCTGCGGATCTTCTCCGGCGAGTCCTCATTCCAATGCCAGCC